CTACCCGGCGTTCGACACCGAGGGATTCGTCCGCGGCGACGTTCTCACCGAGGCGACGATCCTGCAGGGGTTCGTGCAGGCGGGGATCCTGCTGCCGAACGAGGCACGTCAGGCGCTCGGCTATGAGCCGCACCCGGACGGCGGGATCCTCCAGATCACCCCGGTTGGTGGGGCGCCGAACGCGGCCCCGTTGAAGCCGCTGCAGCCGACGCCGGACACCCCTGACGATTCTCCAGCAGGAGGCAACTGATGAGCGGTTTGATGACGGCATCCGAGCTTCGCGAAGCACTCAGCCTTGAGCCGATCGAAGGGTTCGCGGTCTGGTCGACCGCCTACGTCAACGACCTCCCGGACTCGGCGTTCCTCTACGTCGAGGATGGCGAGAAGGACTCCGACGGCAAGACCGTCCCGCGGACGAAGCGGCACTTCCCGTACAAGGACGCGAACGGCAAGGTCGACCTGCCGCATCTGCGGAACGCGCTCGCCCGCATCCCACAGTCGAACCTCCCTGACGACGTGAAGAAGGCGGCGACGGCGAAGGCCCAGAAGATCCTCGCCCAGCAGGGGGGGTCCGATCAGCAGACGGCACGGCTCGATGACGCCGATCTGTTCTTCGCTGCCGCACCTCTCACCCACGTCGACGTGCGCGACCCGTCCGCGAACCCCGACAACACCTGGACGATGAGCGGCTACGCCGCCGTCTACAACCAGGCCGCCGTCGTCCGATCGACCCGCGACTTCCGGGTCGAGTACCGCATCGCACCGGACGCCTTCGCGAACGTGCTCCGCACCCAGAACCTCGCCGCCGGCGACGGCGTCGTGCACTTCAACCTCAACCACAACATGGACCGCGTCTTCGCGTCGACGAACGTGCCGGCAGGCCAGCCCGGCTCGCTGCAGCTCCGCTCCGACGTGCACGGCCTCCACTACATCGCCAAGGTCTCCCGTGACGACCCCGACGCTGTGTCGCTCGCCGTGAAGCTCCGCGACGGAGTGATCGGCCAGGCATCGGTGGCGTTCATTTGCGCACGCGACCAGGTCAACGTCAGCGAGAACGACGACGGCTCGGAGGTCGCGCTCCGCGACATCCTCGAAGCCGGCCGCCTCATCGACGTGTGCGCGACCCCGCAGGGGGTCTTCCATCAAGCAAGCTCGCAGCTGCAGCAGTACGCAGCTGGTCTCGGTTACCCCATGTCGGGGAGCCATCCGCGTCACCCCGACGGGGGCGCGATCCCGGTCATCCCCGATCTGGGGGGCCAGGTGGAGCAGCACCGGCCGCGTCTTTCCGCGCGGACGGAAGTCGGCCGCAGGCGCTTCACGCGCAAGGCCGCATAACCACCTGACCAAAGGAGACGTCCGTCATGGACGAGAAGGAGAAGGGCCTCGTCGAGGCCTTCAACTCCGCGTGCGACGAGGTCGAGAAGCTCTCGGCCGAGTGGGACGCGCTCCCCGACGACGCAGACACGGACACCGTCACCGCGGCCAAGTCGGCGCTCGACGAGGCAGTCGAGCTCGCCGAGACCACCGAGGCTGCGCTCGAGACGCACCGGTCCGTCGTCCGCGCACGGGAGAAGTTCAAGAAGCAGCCGCTCCCCGACGGCGACCACGTCAATCTGGGGATCAAGGTCGACGAGCCCGACATGTACGAGAAGGGCGGCCGGTCGTTCCTGGCCGACCTGTACGCGGCGCAGCTCCGCAACGACCCGATGGCAAGCGAGCGGATCTCGATGCATCAGCACTTCGAGATGGAACGCATCGAGAAGACCAAGGGTGAGCAGTTCGCGGTCGCGACCGGCACCCTCGGCGGCATCATCCCGCCGCAGTACCTCGTCGACCTGTACGCCAAGGCGCAGCGGTTCGGCCGCGTCTTCGCCGACCAGGTCCGACACGAGGACCTGCCCGACGTCGGCATGAGCCTGATCGTGCCGCGCCTGACCGCCGGCCTCTCCGCCGGCATCCAGGCGTCCGAGTCGGCGACCGTCTCCACCGCAGATCCGACCGAGACCGACCTGACCGTCAACGTCCGCACCGTCGCCGGCTACAGCCCGGTGTCGAGGCAGACGCTCGAGCGGGCCGCCTACTCGGACACGATCCTCATGGAAGACCTCGTCGCCCGCTACCAGGCCACCCTCGACACCCAGCTGATCAACGGGTCAGGGTCGTCCGGGCAGCACCTCGGCGTCCTCAACACGTCGAGCGTGTCGACCGCAACCGTGTCCTCCTGGTCGGCCGCGAACGCGTGGGCGGCGATCGCCGGCGAGTCCGGCGTCCTCGCATCGATCAACCAGTGGGCGGCCACCGTCGGCGCTGTCGCGGACAAGATCTTCATGCATCCGCGACGGTGGGGCGCGTTCCTCGGCCTGCTCGACTCGAGCAACCGTCCGCTGTTCGGGATCGGCGGCTTCGACAACTACGCACCGATCGGCGAAGGCGAAGCCTCCGCCTACGGCCGCGTCGGGTCGATGCTCGGCTGCCAGGTCTACACCGACGCGAACATCCCGACCAACCTCGGGACGAACACGAACACCGACAACATCATCGTCGTCGCCTCCCAGGCCGTCATCCTCTGGGAACGCGCCGACGACCCAGTCACGTTGGCGTTCGAGCAGCAGGCTGGGACTAGCTTGCAGGTCCAGCTGGTTTGTTACGGATATTCCGCATTCACGGCCGGAAGGTACCCTGCGGCCAGCGGTGTTATCTCGGGCGCGGGCCTCACGTAAGAGGGAAGTCCGTCCGTCCGGTATCCCGGTTAGAGTTGGGCGCATGGAGGAGACCTTCGTGTGCTCGGCTTGCGGTTCGCGGTTGCCTGCGAGCGCGTTCTCGTGGCGCAACCGCGACCGCACCGGGAAGCAGCGGCGATATTCGCAATGCAAGCGATGCTGCGTGAAGAAGCTTGCCGCGTGGCGCGTGGCGAACCCCGACAAGAATCGCGCCTTGTCTGCACGCAAGCGTCAGCGGATCAAGGAGGATCCGGCTCGGCACGCGCACTATCGCGAGGTTGAGAACGCGCGGCGGCGCTTGAAGACCAGGCGCGGCGAGCGGGTGTCGGGGACGTGCAAGCGGTGCGAGCTGCCGTTCGAGTACGTGTTCGTGCAGAGGTCGCGTGAGCTGTGTGATCTCTGTCGCAAGCACCAGTCCGATTGGAACGCCTTTCGGTTGACTGGCCCGGAGGCGGCTGAGTTGCGTGCTCGGAATGCGTGTGACATCTGCGGTGAGGCCGAGCATCCTGGCGGCCGGTTCAACAACTGGCATATCGACCACTGCCACGAGACGGGGCGTGTCCGTGGCTTGCTCTGCGCGAAGTGCAACACGGTTTTGGGTCTCATGAATCACGATGTGACCCGTCTGCGTGCTGCCGCCGAGTATCTCGCCGGCTAAGAGGCGCGCACTAAATGGAGCGGGGCCGCAACGCAGCCCTCCGGCGTGCCCCGGCCCCGCTCCCACCTTCTTGAGGAGGAACGATGGCGAAGACCAAGACCGACACGGCTGCGCCGGGTGCTGCGACCGTGGAAGAGCGGGTCGAGGCGACGATCACCGCTCTCGGCAACGAGATCGCCGAGCTCGAGCGGCGGCTGGCCGATGTCGCCGAGGACGCACCGTTCGCCCCCCAGATCAAGGCGGAGCTCGAGAACGGCATCAAGGCTGCGAAGGCCGAGCTTGCCCGGCTGAGGCGCTCGAAGTAACGGGAGCCTGGTGGCCGACTACGTCACCATCGAGCAGCTCAAGGACTCGCTGCAGATCAGCGACACCGGCGATGACAACGACCTGCAGCTCGCCGCCACGACCGCGTCCCGGATCATCGACGAGTCGACCGGCCGCCGTTTCTACCCGGATGCCGATGCCGACCAGACCCGGATGTTCTGGCCGCTCAACCCGGGGTTTGCGCTGATCGACGACCTGTGCGAGTTCACCTCGCTCGCCTATCAGGGCGACCCGTGGACGCTCGAGTCCGACTTCTACCTGGAGCCGATGAACGCCGCCGCTGATAGTCGCCCGTGGACGGGGATCAGGACGATTGCGCGGCCGTTCATCTACACGCTCGCTGAGCGGGCGTCCGGGTGGGCGGGCTTCGACGGTCGCATCACTGTCGTCGGGAAGTGGGGTTGGGCGTCAGCGCCGGAGCCGATCCAGCAGGCCGCGGCGATCCTCGCGACCCGGCTTTTTCGTCGCACCCGTGAGGCGCCGTTCGGGATCATCGGTCAGGGCGTCGATGTGCAGGCGGTCCGGCTTGGCAAGACCGATCCTGACGTGGCTGCGCTGATCGAGCCGTACACGCTCGAGATCATCGCGTGAGCCAAGCGGGCGACATCCGTGCCGGGCTTGCGGCCGCGCTCCAGCCGCTCGTCACCGCTGGGGCGCTCACCCAGGTTTCCC